ATCAGTGTTGAACTTGATAAGATATCGAAGTATCACGATCAAATAGAAGTACTCAATAAATATGTACTCCATAAATAAGGAGTACTGCGAGCTTAGTTTAGAGGTAAAACTCTAGCCTTCCAAGCTAGGTTCATCGGTTCGATTCCGATAGCTCGCTTTTGGCTTTTGGCCCTTACGAGGATACCCATTAGCCGTCTAGACGGTGGGAAAGACCACAAAACGATTAATTTAATTTGCGCGCGATGATGATTTATACCCCAAGTAAAATTAAAACATAGATAAATGGCACAACAAAGTACGCACAGTACCGCGCCTACCAATTTTCTAGGTAGAAAAGGCGATACTGGCACATATAATGCCTCCAATAACAGAGATCTTTATCTTAAGATCTTCTCTGGAGAGTTGTTTAAAGGCTTCCAACATGAAGCTATTGCGCGTGACCTTGTTACCAAGAGAACCCTTAAGAATGGTAAGTCTCTGCAGTTCATCTACACAGGTAGAACGAAGGCTGAGTACCACATTCCAGGTCAGTCCATCTTAGGTAACAGTGACAATGCGCCTCCAGTAGCTGAGAAAACAGTGACATGCGATGACCTATTAATTAGTTCAGCGTTCGTTTACGAGTTAGACGAGACACTTGCTCACTATGAGTTACGTGGAGAAATTTCAAGAAAAATTGGTTACGCTTTAGCACAAACATATGACCGTAAGATCTTTAGATCAATCGTTCGTGGTGCTCGTGCAGCTTCTCCAATAAGCAAGTCTGGTTACTTAGAGCCAGGTGGATCTCAGATCCGTGTTGGTACTACAGCTCAAGCTAACAACGCATACGATTCAGATAAGCTAGTAGATGCTTTCTATGATGCTGCAGCAGCCCTAGATGAAAAGGGTGTTAGTGGTGCAGGAAGAGTAGCTGTTCTTAACCCAAGACAGTACTATTCACTTATCCAGAACGTATCTGGTAATGGTCTAATCAACCGTGACGTACAAGGTACAGCCTTGCAGTCTGGTAACGGAATCATTGAAATTGCAGGCATCAAGATCTACAAGTCAATGAACGTACCATTCTTCGGAAACTATGGTACTAAGTTAGGAGGCACCGCTAGTGCTACTGATCCTGGTGAAACATCACCTGAAAACTTAGGTACATTCGTTGGCGAAGATATGCTTGACGATGGTGCAGTATCTGCTGATAACTATGGTTCACGTAACGACTACGGTGCTGATGAAAGATTCGCACATTCTTGTGGAGTTATATTCCAGAAGGAAGCTGCTGCTGTAGTTGAAGCTATTGGACCACAGGTTCAAGTAACTTCTGGCGATGTTTCAGTGGTTTACCAGGGCGATGTGATACTCGGAAGACTCGCAATGGGAGCCGACTATCTAAACCCTGCTGCTTGTGTAGAACTTATTGCTGGTGCAGCTCCTGCTACATCTGGCTCTAACACACATAGCTGGTAATATATTTTTTGTTCACATAAGGGGGGTCTTCGGACCTCCTTTTTTTTATTCATATAACTTATGGCAGCTCCCACAACTATTGATCCCGATACAGAACTATCCGCAGTGAATACAATACTGGGAGCGATTGGACAATCCCCAGTTACAACACTAGGTATAGTTAGTACCGTAGATAATATATCCACTTACCAAAACCCTGAGATATCTTTTGTCTGGAACTTACTGAAAGAGTGTAATGCAGACGTACAGAATGAAGGGTGGCATTTTAATAAAGAGGAACATGTAATACAAGAACCAGACCCTGTTACTGGCTTTATAATTATTCCTAATAACATCCTGAGAATGGATTACACTAGTGGCTTACATGGTGCCACTGGTTTAGCTGATAAGACTAAAGATGTAGTCAGAAGAAATGGACGTTTATATGACAAGGTAAATCATACAGATGTATTTACAGACGATATCTACACAAACGTAGTTTGGTTCTTTGAGTATGAAGATGTTCCTTCTGTATTCAAACGCTACATAACCTATAAGGCTGCTGGAAGAGCCGCAACTCAACTCATAACCAATCAGGGGTTAGTACAAATTCTGAAGGTTCAGGAGGATTCTGCACGTGCTACATGTATGGAATACGAATGTAATCAAGGAGACCATAGTTTCTTAGGTCATCCACATGAAACTCAATACACTTCCTTCCAACCGTTCCATGCACTTAGAAGATAATGACAGGTGTAACACAATTAGTTCCCAACTATGTGTTGGGTATATCAGAACAACCTGACGAATTAAAATTACCAGGACAGGTTGTAGATTTAAAGAATGGATTACCTGATGTAACTAGAGGTTTAATCAAACGTCCTGGTAGTAAATTAATATCTACCCTTATTCCTAATGTTGTTGGAGATGATATTGGTACTTTAAGTTGGTTTAATATTTATACAGATAGTGATACTCAGTATATAGGTAATGTAAATACATCAGGTGTGATTCAGATATGGAGAACAAGTGATGGTGCTGTTATACCTATAGATTATAGTGGAGTAGCAGGTACTAACGCTTGTACATATTTAACTACTTGGACTAATAAAACAGATATACAACCTTTAACGGTTAACGAAACAACCTTTATAGTTAACAGGAATGAGGCAGTAGCAATGAAAACTGCTACTGCTGATAAGTCTCCAGCTGCTCTATATGAAGCTGTGGTTGAATTAAAATCCATAGCTTATGGTAAGCAGTATGCTTTAGACGTATACAGTCCACTTGATACTAATGTCCAAACAACTGATAGAGCAACTGCTGTAAAAATTACAAGCACTAATGCATCTATAAAACCTGGTGGTTCAGCTAATGATGGTAATTGTACGAGAGCTGGTAGAGAAGTAGTTAATGGACCAAATAATCTACGTTACGAATTAGATGTACGTTGTGTTCCTGTTGTTGACCCTGCTCATGCTGGTGGTGGTAGTGGAACGACTATTAATGCTGTTCAGTATGATGACTCATATCAACCTTACGTAAAACTACAGTTTGGTGGAGAAGGTTGGACAACTGGAGAGGATCATAACTATAACTTCAAAGGTGCTACCATTACAACTGAAGTAACTAAGCATGTTGAAATAAAATCTAGAGCAGGTTTAGCAAAGGTACGTCCAGCTGCTACTTCTTCTACATCAGAAGAAGCAGTTACAGCAGCAGGAATTCTTGGTGATTTAAAGACTGCATTTGATGCAGTTAAACCTAGTGGTATGACAATTACTGTTGTAGGTACCTGTATACATGTTAAACATACAAGTGCTTTCAATATCACAACACCTGAACCACAGCTATTGAGCATTACTACTGGTAGTGCTAATACTGTAGGTGATCTACCTAAGAACTGTAGACATAACTTTGTAGTAAAGATTACAAATAGTAGTGAACTTGAAGATGATTTCTATTTAAAATTCAAAGTTAACAACGTCAGTGATGCAAATGCTGCGAGTACTGATCGTTTTGGACTTGGAGTTTGGGAGGAGTGTCCTGCACCAAGCTTGGAGATCAAGTTTGATGAAACGACAATGCCTATCAAACTTGTTCGAGAGAATCCTAGCAATACTTACTCAAATGGTAGATTCTTAGTTCAATACCCTAGCTGGGAAGAAAGGTTAGTTGGTGATGATATAACTAACCCTAAACCTACATTCATTAGAACCAGTGATGGCGGACCTAAATCTGGAAGTAATGAATGGGTTGGGAAAATAAATAAACTTGTCTTCTTTAGAAACCGATTAGCTATTCTCAGTGAAGAGAATGTAATACTTTCTGCAACTAACGACTTCTTTAACTTCTGGTCTCACACAGCACAAGCTGTAAACGATGATGATCCAATTGATTTACAGTCAAGTTCAACATTCCCTACAACTTTATTCGATGCTATTGAGGTAAACAGTGGTTTACTTATCTTTAGCTCTAATCAGCAGTTTATGTTAACTACTGATAGTGATGCCTTTACACCCAAGACAGCAAAGATAAATTACTTATCATCTTATAACTTTAATCATCTGACTAAACCATTTTCACTTGGTATTACATCTGGCTTTATTAATAGTACAGGTAAGAATGCTAGGTTCTATGAGATGGCTGATGTTAGACGAGAAGGCGAACCTAATATCCTAGAACAAAGTAAAGTTGTCTCTAAGCTATTACCTATTGATATAGATCAAGCTGCTTCTTCTAAAGAGAACGGTGTTGTCTTTTTTGGTTCTACTAATAAATCTGAAGTATGGGGATACAGGTATTTCAATACAGAATCAAGACGAGTACAGTCAGCCTGGTTTAGATGGGAATTACCTAATAATGTTATATATCACACTATTATGGATGATGTCTACTATCTTATATTAAAAGGAGCAGCACCTAATGAAATCTATACTTTAGAAGCTATTGATGTTAAACAACAAGACGATACTTATAGTGTAGGTACCGCCCCAGAGGAATACCCTGTTCATTTAGATACTCATTCTACAGTTACTGCTTTAAGTGCTGGTAGTTATAATACAGCTACGAAATTAACTACATTTCCTAAACCATCTGCATATCATAACTTTAATAAGACACTAGCAGTTTATAATAATAATGCAGGAAATGATATAGGTAGATATGACTTGGCTACACGTAGTGGTACTAACCTCACTATACCAGGAGATTGGACAGGTACAACTTTTGTACTTGGTTATCAGTATGACTGGGAAATAGAACTACCTACTATATTTCCTACTAAAGCTGAAGGAGATAAAGTTAGATCAGATACTAGAGCATCACTAATCGTACATAGAATGAATTTCTCATTCGGAAGTGTGGGTTTATTAGATGTAACGCTTAAACGTAAAGGTAGAGCTGATTATACTCAATCTGCTGAATCTGCTGATTGGGGAACTTACCTAGCTAGCAGACTACCAATAGCTACTGAATATACACATACCGTACCTACTTACGAAAGAAATACAAACTTAACGGTAACCCTTAAATCAAGTAATCCATTCCCTTCTTCTCTCCATTCAATGAATTGGGAAGGAGACTATTCAAATAAATTTTATAGACGTGTCTAACCCTTTCCATCCAATTACAAATGAGGCTGCTTTTTCAGTAGCCTCTAATTTATCTGAAGCTGACAGAAGAGAATGTGCTGAAGGCTATGGCTTTACCAATGTATTAGACATTGCCTTACCAGTAATTAACTCTGAAAGCTACTACTTTAAAACACCTGACGGCAGAAGTGCCGCTATGGGTGGCGTAGAGAAAGATGGTCGTATCTGGATGCTATGCACTCCACTAGTAAAAGAATACCCGATTACGTTTGCAAGAGATTGTAGA